GTCATCATTTTTACTAGCTTATCTAGATTCTTATTTGTCTGAGCAGTAGCTTTATTATTAGCTTTTAATTCAGCTACTACATCACTTAATGTTTTCTCTACAGCCATTACATTTGCTCTCTTCTTAGCTCTTCTTCTTTTAAATAGTCTACTAGTAATGAAAGATAAACTTCCCGTTCCCAAGGCATCATTTCGTCTATCTCACTCAAACTATATTTATGATGTTGCATTAAAGAAAAACTAGTTTGATAATGAGTGGCTAAATCATTGTGAGATAGACACACTAAAAAAAACTTTGCATTCCTTGTAGCGTAATTTCGTTGTCTTTTTTACAGCTTGTACATTTAAAATTTACTTGGTGAGATAAGGTAGGCATCGCTTCTACAAATTTTTGTATTTTTTCAAACTGATGTCTATTCATTGATTCAATAAAGTCTTGAATCTCTTTATTTGATTCATCTTTTAAATCTATTCTCTCTTCTTCTGTATGTACAGCTGCAATACTAGCTCTTAAAATAGCAAAGGCTTGCTCTGTTTCTGATCCTTGCAAATCTAGTTGGGATAGATTAGTAAAAGATGGCCATCTCATCTCTACATTAATATTATTACCAATGTCTATCATGGTATCTGTGTCTGGTACATCTACTTCAATAGTATCAATATCAACAGTTATTTCATTTTGCTCTTCACAATGCTGACAATCCACTCCTAAATTAGCAGTTTCACCTACTGATTTAGCTCTTAGTTTAGTGAACATATATTCTACATCAAATGTAGTAAGACTTTCTCTCTTTACTCCATTTTCTACACAAGCATCTAATGTGTCTACAATAGAGTTTAACATCTGTTTGTTATCATTTGATTCCATAGCAATCATTAAAACTTTCTCTTCTTTAACAAGAAACGGTCTAAACCTTACCGTTTCATTTGTTGAAGGAATAGTCATATCATACTTAGGGGTACTATTAATCTTAGGTAGTGCCATAATTATTCATCCTTATACTTTCTCCCAGTTTCTATACGAAAGCTGGATATTGAGTTGAACTAAACCGTCCAACTCGTTACTTAATTCAATTGCATTCATTGTTGTTGGAAATGCATCCAATAGTTTGCATTCATAGACGATAGAATCTCTAGTACGAATATCTAGATCAATATTAATCCCAAATATTTTATCAATAGGAAAGTCAAATGCCATACCCTTCCTTAGCTGAGCGATTCTAACATCTCTACAGTATGTTGAAGGATATGCTATTTCAAAACTGTCTTGACTTATAACTTTATCTTGCCACTCTTCAAAGTAGTTCTTAATCATATAGTCATTCATTACATGAAATGTCATACTCACATCATCTGAAGCAAAGCCGTTCGGCATCTTACGACCTTTGACACCTATTAGTCTTTCCTGTGTCATAATCTGACGACCTGGCATATTAACATTTGTACAGAGTATGTTTAGATCTCTTGTATCATATCTACCTAAAGAAGGAAGAGTTACCATAAATTGATTAGCAGAAGCAAAACCTCTACTTTTAGAAGCCACTGATTTTAACTGGTCGATGTTCATCTAAGCATCCTTCTTGAATCTGCATACACTTTATTACCGCTTTGTTTCTGCCAGTCAGCAAGAGGAAGAAATGTAGCAATCTCCCATTCAGGGGCTGGGACTACAGCAAATCTACTCCTTACATGATCAGTAAGATAATGTTTAAAGCATGGGGCAAAATATTTAGTACGAGCAGACTTTTTTAAATAGTTATAGTTAACAGCAAAGCGAGTCTTTTCATCATAGTATTTGTTATTAGTGTTGTCTAGTAATACATCTAGAAACTTAGCTCTTAAGATAGGAGGTAGGTAATGTAGATTAAGTCCATAGAACCCTCCTTCTGCTTTATCAACTATAATAGTTAAAGGAAAAGAGTCATAGTATGGTAGTTTGTCTTTTGTTTTTGGGTTGTAAAAGAACATTGCCATAGCACCTGGTTGAAAGGTACTCTTTAACTCAATAGGTTCTTCTTTCATAATAGTATTACGATTGACACGACGAAGGGACTGCGCTTTCTTACGAAACCAGTCTCTCGATTCTGCTGTACGAGGTGTGATTCCTTTACGGAATGCTTCCATCTCTAAGGTTTGAAATAAATTACTCATACCTGTATTTATGTCTTTTTTCTCACTCTTTTCTTACGAAAGGGTTTTAAAGGTTTGAGGGTTTTTAATCCTCCTTTTTTACTTTGTTTAGGCATGATACCCATTTCTGTAAGAGTCTTTTCTGTCCATATCTGAAACTCCCATCCACGGTCTTTTGCATATTCATTAGCAGCTTCCCACTTGTTCATATTTTTAACATAAGTCATAGCTTCGTTTATATAACGTTTTGTCTTGTCAGGTCGCTTAGGAGGTTTTGTTTCTTTATCTGGCTTAACTTCAACTAGTATAGTTCTACCGTCTTTATAGCTAATTTTTAAGTCCATAAAGTAACGATGCATGCGCTTATCTACATCCCAGAAGTATGGAATAACTACTTCTTCAGAAGACCAGTTCTTAATATTAGGGTTGTTATCACACCAAACAAAGCAATGCCGCTCCCACATAGAGCGGTAAACCACCTTATCTGCATCGCCTTTATACTTACTACGATGTTTTACGAGATACTTTCCGGAATAAGCCATATAAATACTTTCAACATATAACCTATTTATTGGACTCTTAGATGGCACTTATATTCCCTGATGACATTAAAAACGATGTAAAGTATGAAGCTAAAGTAAAGTTTACTTCTCGTCGTGTAAAAACCTTTGACATAGGTTTCTTATTCGAAGCAGCTAAAGATAAGGTATCTGGGGGCAGTCCTAATTCAGAATTATCTGAAGAAGAGATTGCAGAGCAAGATCTTATAAACACTTTAGCGGATGCTAAAAACGGATTTGGAGGTACTGATAAAAACCTAGAAACTTTAAAGGGTACTAAACAACTTTTAGAGCCATATAATGCTTCAATTGATAGAACCTGTACATTGTATTTACCTCAAGCAGTTCAAATTACAGACAATGCTTTATATGATAATGTAGATTTAGGTATTCTAGGAGCAGGAGCAGAGGCTGGTTTTGCTCAAGGTCAGAATGTAGGAGAAGCTGCAGTAGGAGCTATAAAAGGATCGATAAAATCTATTGTAGATACTGCTCTTGGCAATAAAGATTTTAGCTCTGAAGTTGGTAGATTAGCAGTTAGTAGAGCTTCAAATCTATTACCTAATCAACAATTGAGAGGTGCTGTGAGAGCTGGTACAAGAGCTGTTGTTAATCCTAATACTAGAGCGTTGTTTAAACAAGTCCCGTTGCGAGAGTTTGCTTTTACCTTTAAAATGATACCGGTTTCTAAAAAAGAAACAGAAAATATTAAACAGATTATAGAATTTTTTAGATCTGAATTATACCCATCTCTTATTGAAGTTGAAGGGTTAGCTGCAGGGTACGAGTTTCCCAATGTGTTTGACATAAAAATGTACTACAAGAACGAAAAGAATAGACTAGCTACTAAAATACTACCTGCTTATATTCGTAGTTTTTCTGCTACATATAACTCATCCAGTATGGCATATCTTGAAGGTGGCGACTTTAATGAAGTAGATATATCAATGTCATTTATTGAGTCTAGTGCTTTACATAAACAACTAGTTAAGGAAGGATTCTAATTATGTATTTTAAAAATCTTCCTAGAGTATCTTACAGGTTTGGTGACAATGAATCACCTTCTTTATTTAATAATATTACAGCATATGTAGATATTATAGACCAAGTAAAGCAAGAGGTGTCTTTTTACGAGAAGTATACTATACTTGATGGAGACAGACCTGATATTGTATCTCAGAAACTGTATGGTACTCCTGACTATCACTGGACTTTTTTCTTTATGAATGATGGATTAAGAGAATCTGGTTGGCCTATGCCAGAAAGAGAACTTAGAGAGTTAGTAAAGAAAAGATATCCTAACAGAACTGCAGTTACTCAGAGTAACATAGCTTCGTTTTTCTTACCTGGAGTAAGCGTAGTTGGAAAAACATCTGGCACAACAGGTAAAATTGTTGAGCGTAATTTAGACTTAGGTCAACTTGTAATTTCATCTGATACTGTAGATGCTAATGGAAATAAAGATAACTTTGGAGCATCAGAGCAAATTGCAGCTGGGGACACATTAGAAGACCAGGCTGCAAATATTGCTATTACTATTAGTGAATCTACTCAATATAACTCTGTTCTTTATTATAAAAATTCTAGCGGAGATATTGTAGATATTAACCCATTTAATCAATCAACATCAGGATTAACTCCTGTTACTATTATGGAAGACCATATTAACTTTAATGATAAGCTTAAAAATATTATAGTTATAAAACCCTCTAGAATAAATGCTGTTATTAATGAATACTTTAAATTAATGAGAGAATAGCATGTCTAATAACCAAAGTCAATACATTTTAGATAAGGTTGAACTTACAGCTGATAGATTGTCTAACGGCGAGGTTACAATATATGATTTATCTGGCTCTGTTGCAGAATTAAATATCTTTGAAAATATAGAATTACCTTACTTAACTGGAACAATAGCTATAGTTGACGATGTCGGGTTTAGAAGTTTTATAGGGATTAAGGGCAGTGAAAAATTATTAATAACTTTAAGAGCTAGTAAAGCCGCTCCTGTAATTAATAAAGAGTTTATGGTAACTGGACTGGCTACTAATATTTCCGTTAATGAGAGAACAGATGTTCATATTCTTACATTAATAGAATCACATGCTTATTTGAGCTCTGTTACTAAGATTAGTGAATCATTTACTGGAGAACCTGAACAGATTATTAAAAACATTTTAAAGTCTCATTTATCTAAAGACACAGTTTTTTATGCTATGAAAGCAGCTCAAAGTAGAATGAGAGTTAACATACCTTATTGGAATCCTCTTGCAGCAGTTGATTGGATAAGAGATAGAATGTCTGCAGCAAATGGAAGTCCCTTTTTTACCTATGCAGCATTACGAGACAATTTTGTACATATAGAAGATTTAGATTCCTTAATGTCTTTTGACGCTTGGAATTCAGAGCACACATATACCTACTCCCAAGATGGTCATAGCTTACAAAGTGTAAATGATCCGGAAATGCTTTTATTTCATGTTAAGAATTACTCTGCTACTCAAATAGAAAGTACATTGAGGTTAGCACAGGCAGGCGCTATAGGTAGTGATTTTTTAGTAAGAGATCTAACATCTGGATCTAACTTGGCAGACACTTTTCATAACTCTAACGATACTATAAACAATTTTATAAAAAGTATTACTGAAGGAGCTGGAAATAGTACTATAGGATTTGATACAGATCTACAAATCGGTTCTGAATTAAGAGGAAATAAGAATATAGGATCTTATACATCTAAAGTATTTAGTAGTGTTGTTGCTTCTAGACAGCATTATGAACAAGATAATAAAACTGCTATCTCTGGTTATCATGATGAGTTAAGTCAAAGTCAACTTTACAAATTAAAAATAAAATCTGCTGCTTTGAGAGCTATTCTAAGAAATAATGTATTTGAAATAACTATTCCTGGTACTCCTTATCTGGTGAACAAAGAAATAGGAGTAGGTAGTAATTTAAATTTAAGATATGTAAAACCATCTCAACATCCAGTAGCACGTACTCAAGCTGATAAAGATAGGTCAGGTAAGTTTATGATTTATAAGGTGAGACATTCCTTTACCGAAGGTATACATAACGCGCATATGGAAATAGTTAAATTAGCGGATGAAGAACTAGCATGAGAACTATAAACACAGAATACTACGGAGATGATACTCGCTGGTTTGTGGGTGTGGTTAAAGCTATCAATGATCCAGCTAGGTTAGGGAGAGTACGAGTTCGTATATTTGGTATACATTCGCATGTAACTGATCTTATAGCAGATACAGAACTACCTTGGGCTAATGTAGTAATGCCAGTAACTCATGGAGGAACATCTCAACAAACTCCTCCTACAGGAATTGGTATTGGGGCTCAAGTGTTTGGAATGTTTATGGATGGTGGGCATTCTCAAGTTCCTTTGGTGTTAGGTTCTATTCCTCATAATGGAGCTTTTCGAATTAAATATGATGGACCTGCAGATCCTTATGCATCACCTGTTAGTTCTAACTCTTTTTTACAATATCAGGTAGGAGATAGAATTACTCCGGATTTGATATCTAAATTAGAAAATGCAGGAGTGAGACCTACAGGTCAAACTTTAGATGTAGATCAAGTAAACGCTCTTAATGGTACCACAGCAGGCTCTGGAAAAATTAATTTAAGCTTGATTGGGAGTAGTAGAGCTGAACAAATTTATAATTATTTAAAAGAGTATTTTCAGACTAGAGGTCATAAAACTCCTGGATTTTTAGCTGCAGCTTTTGTTGGAAACTTTATGCATGAAGCTGGTAGAGATCTCAACCCCACAGAGCCAGAAAAAGATCCTACCGTTAAAGGTAGTAGAGGAGGATATGGAATTGCTCAATGGACTGGTAGACATAGAAGAATACCTTTAGAAGATTATGCATCTGATAATAATGCCTTTGTTGGTAATCTATCGTTACAGTTATCGTTTGTAGCTCATGAATTAGAAGGCTCTATGTCCTATGTTTATACTTACTTAAAAAATGATCATACAATAGAAGCTGCTACAGAGACAGTATTTGGTAACTATGAAAATCCAGAAGTCTCGATAAATTTTAAAAACGAAAATGCCGAAGTAAAATCAAATTGGGGACGTTATATGCGTGCTGGAGGAATAAGAAAGTTCTTAAAAACTAAATCTAGACAAAGTGGTATCATGACTGCATATAACTTAGAATATGAAGAACGTCTAGCTGATGCTAAAGCTGTATATAAAGAGTTCGGAGGATAGTATGAGTAACTTAAGAGCAATAAACTCAAAGCTAAAAAGCTTAGGTATTACATCTGGGTTTGATACATTAGCTAAAGAAACTTCTAGTATAGCATCTGCTGTACAAGCTTTAAACTCTTCTAGTTTAGGAAGTACTATAAATGAAAGCATTAGCGGAGTACAGTCTCTTAATACTACTAAAGATCCTAGTAAAGGAGTAACCATACTAACAGAAAATATAACAGGGCTACAAAGTCAAATAGTAAAGGATGTAAGCAGTTCAAAATCTGCGCTTGATGCTATAACTGGAGCTACTGTTAATGACGGTTTTTTAGATATGGTTATCGCTAGTGGTACAGCCGAAGGAGTAAAGACAGCTATTAATACTATTGCAACTCCTTCAGATAAAGAGTTAGATGGTATACTATCTAACGTTGTACCAAAACAATATGCAGGTCAAGTAACTGAATTAGTTACTAAAAATTTTACTCAATTTTCAAATGAATTTGCTTCTTCTGTTACAGGGTTTACTTCTTCTTTTTCAAATCTAGTAGGGTCTATTACTGGCAATGTATTACAAGATATAATATTACAAACAGATAACACCCCAGTCAGTATATTAGAAAATTTTGGTGTACCGATTGATAGAACAGGAGAAGTTCTAGTTTTACTTCAAAATGATAAATTTAATGATGCTGTAAAATTAGTAGAATCAATTACAAAAAAACCTACAGAAGAAGTAGAGAGACTTTTAAGTACTGTACCTACCTCGTTAAGTGATCAAATAGATTCTAGAGAAGCCGGTAAATCTTCAACTGGGGTTTATGACGTTTCTAGTAAAAATAATAAGTGGCAAGGGTCTAGTACTCCTGCAGACTATTTTGATATAATAGCTACTAAAGAACAACTACAAATAGAAATGATTAAATGTTCAAGAGAAGTTACAGAGTTAATATTCTTTGGACATGAAACTACAGCAGATCAAATATTAACAGCTCCTGATATACACGATACATACAATGAAGATGGAAATGATGGTATACCTTTTCACTTTGTAGTCTTACCGAATGGTAACTTACAAAGAGGAAGGTCATTAGGTAAAGAAGGTACATATTCAACTACTCATAAAAAATATTCTATCGGTATAGTGATACCTCATGTTATAGGTGCACCCGCAACATTAAAGCAGGGAGAAACAGTAAGAAATATTATGGAAGCTTTCTATGAAGTATGGCCAGGAGGTCAAGTCTTTGATGCAGAAAGAGATACAGGAGACTCTGAAGTAACTGTTGGTGTACCTATTGATTCCTTATTGGCTGCTCTTAAAAAAGAAAACTATGGCAACTCTAGTAGGTCATACTCTAATGCACAGCTTATATCAGCTGCACAAGGTAACATATAATGTCAACTAAAAATGTAGAAAATATAACCACAAGAACAACTACTCAAGGTAGAGGTAAGACTTTAACACAAGGTAGATTCAGTGAAGGTTTCCCTGATCACACAGGTGTACATCCTACTCCTGGAAACGAAGACAACTCTGTTATTAGTAGAGGTGGTAAATCTATTGATCTGTTTGGAGCAGATGTTCCGAACGATACATTACAAGGTACCTACAATGAATACACTCAAGTATATGAATTTAATTATGGTGAAAATACTATAGAGTTCAACTCTACTCCTGGTAATGAAAGAATCATGCTTCGTCATAGAACAGGATCAGGAGTTAATATTGGTCCAGATGGAAGTATTATTGTGTCTGGTAATGGGAACAGAATTGATAAGGCAGCAGATTATATCTTAGAAGTTGCTAATGGTCAAATGACATTTACAGGTAACCTTACTTTGAATGTAACAGGAGACTTAGATATAAATGTCGGAGGAGAGTTTAATGTAAAATCTTCTAAGAAGACAGAAAAGATTGCTGGGCCATCTGAAACAGAAATTACAGGTGATGATATAAAGACAGTAGACGGCAATCAGACTAACCTTGTACTTGGAGGAGGAGCTCATCAGTACCTTGAAGGACTATCGACAATAGTAAAAGGAGATTCTAGGTATGTAGTAGAGGGAGATCACACTGATGCTATTTCTGGTGTACTAACCATGACAGCAGAGCAGGAAATTATTCTTACATCTCCTGAAGCTAACATAGCTGCTGATAATTTATCCGTATTTGGTGATACAGGTACGATAGGTGGTGAGAATATGCAAATGTATACTAAGAATTTAAGAGCTAACAAAACTGTTTATGCTACAGAATCCGTTAATACTAAAACCTTAAGAGCATCTACATCAGTAGAGACTCACTCTCTAAGAGGTACAGTAGCTACTCTAACCAGAGTTAATGCTGATCTAAACGGAAATGCTCTTACTGCTACTACCGCTGGTACTTCATTGCACCAGTCATATAGTGATGGTACTTATGTATCGTCCTCTGGTACTGGTGTTTCTCCTGGGTCATATACTCCTGGTATAGGATCTAATCCAGGTTACACCGTCGCTACTGCATCATTAGAAGACGCTATTGATGACGACACATCAGAGACAGCTCTACCTACAGCAAACCTTCTCACTGATTATAGAACTAAAGGCACTAAGGGAGTTAAAAAGGTTCAAGTAGATCCTGGTAATGTTATAAAAAATAATATTGATTATTCAATAAAGACAGCAGGTGTTACTAATAAAAAATTAACAGCTGCAGAGTCTAGAAGAAAAATGAGAGATCCAGCTCATAGAGCTAATGCAGAGTTTACTACCCAAGCAGTTTCAGAAGGTAATCTATCTCCAGAGTTTGCTAATTCAACTCCTCCTAATATCTCTGCAGTTGAAGACACTTCTTCCATTATTGTACAGGGTCAGACTCCGCTAGGTAGTCCAACACCTGTATTGACATCTAAAAGGATTAAAGTGTAATGCCTAAAAACTATCTACCAGATCTTAGATTTATACCGGAAAATTATGATACAATAACAGCAGCTACTCCTTTGAGCGACGGAGTAACTATAGGGTCTTTTTTAAATGGAGTTACCTTAGATCATATTACAGATATAGCTACTAGAAAACAGTTAGCTAGAAATCTATTACCTCATGCTCAAATTTTGAAATCTATCAACACTAACAATAAAAGATTTGCTGATTATAAGCTAGTAGTAATAGAAGGTATTTACAAAAAAGCTCCGGAAGAACAACTTACAGAATCTGAAGATAATAATAATTTTCTAGCTCTTTCTGGAAGAGGAATCGTTTACGAGTTAAAGAGAAATAAAAAAACAGATAATGATAAAACTTTCGAATTAGCTAGATATCTTCAAGTATATCATAAGACATATGATAGACTTATCTTGGATTATGACACATATAATGAAGGAGAGTTAAACGCTCAGATTATAATTCAGACACCAGAAATATCTCCTAGTTACGATGTAAAATTTAAACAAGTATCTACTACAGTATTTAACAATACCCCTCAGGTAATAGGTCAGTTAGTAGAGATAACAGAAATACCTGAAACTACAGTTCAATTCCCTGCTGATACTCCTGATGATGTAACAGGATACTTTACAGTAGGAGATATACATGCTAGATTGCTTAGAGTGTATGGAGGAGATCCTTGGCAGTCATATGCTAGGGATGGTAGACTTTCAAGAGACCAAGTTATATTAGAAAATCTTCAGAAGATCAGAAGAGGACAAGTTGTAGTTATTTCTTCTGGATATAACGATGCTGTAAATAGTAATGATACTCCAGAGAGTATTGCTAACAGAGTTTACAAAACAGTGGCTATTTCTAAAGATGTATTAGGACATGTAACTACTTTCTTATTATTTCCTATTACGGATAAGATTGCAGTAAGCAGGTCAAGAGCTGTAAGAAATGCTATAGTATCAAAACTAGCAACTTTTAACGATGTACGTATAGTTGATCTTAATGACTCCCAGTATGAGTTAGGTAATGATGGTAAGTCTCTAACTCCAGAGTCTTATATTTCAATCTCAACTTCACTAATTTAACGTATAAATAATAGAAATTATTTGGAAGTAAAATGGCTATTAGAAGAGTATTATCAACAGAGGATGGCAATCTACAAAAAAGTACGTTGATATCATCTCGTGCAGTAGATTACTTAGACATAGATTTAACATTTAATAAAAAACCAGCTGGAGATATCTATAAAAAAAGAGACGCTGCAGCTGTAAAGCAATCTATAAAAAATCTTCTTCTAACAGATCATTATGAAAAACCTTTTAATCCGTTTTTTGGTGCTAATCTTAGAGGTATGTTATTCGAGTTAGCTGATGACGAAACAGAATTTGATATTGTAGCTAATATAACATCAGCTATTGAAACTTTTGAACCAAGAGTTGAAGTGCAAGATATTGATGTTAATGTGCTTCCTGACCAACACGACATGAGAGTCTCAATAGTATTTAAAATTATTAGTACACAAGAGACTGTAACATTTACTACGAACTTATCGAGGCTGAGATAATGGCAACAACAATTAAGTCAACAAACCTAGACTTTACGTCTATTAAAAATAACTTGAAGACATTCTTAGCTCAACAAGACGAGTTTGCTGACTATAACTTCGAAGCATCTGGCCTGTCCAATGTACTTGATGTTCTTGCTTATAACACTCACTACAATGGTCTTATTGCTAACTTCGCTTTAAACGAGTCATTCCTTGGGACAGCACAGCTGAGAAGCTCTCTCGTATCACTATCAGAAGGTATTGGATATATTCCTAAATCTATGACTGCTTCCAGAGCAGTTGTTAATTTTTCCGTTAACCTTTCTTCTCTAGCGCAAAGACCTTCAACCCTATCATTAGCTCCAGGAGTTGTATTTGAAAGCTCTATTGATGATGTAACTTATACATTCCAAACTAGAGAAACAGTTACGGCTGCAGATGATGGCTCTGGATTATATCAATTTAAAACTAATGTTGGTTCCGCAAACATAGAAATATTTGAAGGTACACAAAAAACAAAAACCTTTATTGCTGATGCTATTTCACAAGACGCTCTTTATATTATACCAGATAAAAATTTAGATATTGACACAGCTATTGTGAGGGTGTATGAGAGTCCTACATCTATAGCTTTTACAACATATCAGAATCTTAAAAATGCTACATTAATTAACGCTGCTACTGCTCTATACATTTTAAAAGAATCACCTAACGAATATTATGAGTTATCATTTGGAGATGGAGTAACATTTGGAGTAACTCCTAAAGCAGGATATAAAATTGAGGTAGATTATCTTTCAGTTGCAGGAGCTGTAGCAAATGAAGGAGCTGTTTTTTCTCCTATAACTCAAGTTAGCGTTGGAGGGAGCGGATATACAATCTCAGCTCAGACAGTTACTAACTCTCTCGGTGGAGATGTTAAGGAAACTAATCAATCCATTAGAACAAATGCTCCTTTTCAATACGCAACTCAAAATAGAATGGTTACCGCTGATGACTATTCATCATTAGTTCTTAGAAACTTTTCCACTCTTATTAAAGATATTAAATCTTTTGGAGGAGAAGATGCATTAAAACCAGAGTTTGGTGCAGTATATATGTCAATTGTATTTGAAGATGATGTACCATCTACCACTCAAACAGCTACAAAAAAC